GAGTTTCGGTGACATACCCCTCCCCGGTTGGGTTTCCGTAGTAACTAGGAGAAGCTATATCACTAAAGTTAAAAGAATCTTCTCTGGCTATGAGTGGTATAATTAACTCGTTTCCTACTAACTCAGCATCAGGAAGAGTAGCTGCCGTTTGAGCTATGTCTAAAATTTCCTTAGCGGTTACGCCAGTTTTCATCCTGACTAGTTGAGATTGTTCCGCTTGTGCGTGGAGTCTAGTGTAGTTGTCTACAGCTTCCTTTCTGTCTTTTTTATACTCCATAAGACCAAACATATTTAAAGGTTCGAAGCCGAAAAATGACGGGGCTTGCTTTACGAAAAACAACGCACCAGCCGCTCTACTAAGAGAAGAAAAAGCTTCAGACTTTCTGTCACGCAAATCGTTACCTAACAACACCTCTCGTATCTTCTCGTTGGTCTCGAAAAGTTTCTGAGGGCTTCTCAGGTCTTTAAGTTTACTTTCGAATTCAGGGTCAAGCCTTCGTCTTTCTGCTTTACTTGCTTTTAGTTCGTCTTCGCGTTGCTTTTCTATTATCTCTCTAATCTCAGGGATAGGAAGGAAAGGGTTTTGTTTGATTAACGCTTCAACTTTTTCTTTCCCAATAAAGCCGAAAGCGCCTTCTTGTGTAATTTCAGCTTTTCTACTCACTCTACCCTCTACGAAACTCTTAATGCCGCTTTTAAGTCTTTCATCATACTTCGATAGCTCAAGTTTTAAGAACTCTTTAGCGTCGTCTGAAGCGGGGTCGTAGCTCTCTTTAACCAAGTCTGGAAGAGCTTCTCTAGACTTTTTATATTGCTCAAACACGCCCACTCCTTTCCCGTCTGCTGTCATCCTGTCAAACTGAGCCATTCTATATTCGCTCAATCCCAAACCAGCTCCTGTTACCGGGTCATTAAGAAACTTTTTCAAGAAAGCAGACTCGTTCGAGCCGTCGCCTTTGATAGCGTCAAATTGACTTTTAATATCAATAAACAACTCTTCAGCGTATTTCGGCTCTGACAGGTTAACGTCGTTTTTAGTGTTCTTTTTAATATACTTGTTCGCTTGGGAGTGCTTGTCTGCTATAACCGCCTCTGAAAGTCTGAAGAAGTCGGACTGAAATTCACCATCTAGTTTGTCTTCGGGATAAGAATCAAAAACTTTGTTGATTGAGTCACTAAGTTGTTCTGGAAACCGTTCAAGCATTACGTCTCTATAGCTCTTTGTTCCTTCGCTATTGCTTACCTCTGTAGCAACCGCGCTTAGTGTGTTACCTAATTCTGTTGCCTTTAAAAAGTTTAACGCTTCAAACGTAAAGTTCGCAAAGTCTTCTCCACCAATCTCGTCCTTAAGATTTTTTTCGTTCCTCTCCTCTGCCAATAACTTAGTTTCCGCTTCATCTAAATCAGATAACGAAGCCTCATAATACAAAGTCTCTTTTAATGTTCTACCGTCTCCGATAGGTAAGTCACTTAGCTGTTCTTGTAGAATATCAGCTAAGTTATCAATAGCCTCAGGGTCTCTTAGGTTTATGATGGAGTTTATAATTCCGTCTTTAGCTGTTAAGAAAGTCCTAAGCGTTCCCTCGTCAGCCTTAATTCTTAACTCTGCTAATTGCGATTCATCTAAGGTGTCGCTTGTTTTTGTTGTGTCAGCGATGCTGAATATTAACCTCTCACTTCCTATTGCTTTAGCTTTTTCTTTAGCGTTAGTAGCAAGTGACGCCATGTTCTTTTGGTTATACTTCGTTGTGGCAATCAGGAAGCCTTTTAACTCTTCAGAACCTTCTTCTAGGTTAGACATCTCAATAAAACTATTTTGAATGTCTTGGCCAATGGCGTTGGCTTGTTCAGCCGTGATATTCTCTTCGCTTATTGCGCTTAACCTTTTTGTTGCTTCACTTTTAAAATACTCATCGTAGGCGTTAAATAAACCCGCTCCTTTTCTTCTTTTAGCGTATATCTCCTTGAAGGTCTGCTGTTCTTTTTCCGTCCCTGTTTTCGCCGTTACAACAGCAGCTTTTCCTAAAGCTTTATCAGCTTCCTCTTCAGCTTTTTTAGCGTTTTCTGCAACCCCTATTTCAAAATTTACCTTCTGCTCCTCAGTCATTCCTTCGAACATGCTATCGAACTCTGCTACAATCTCCTGTTGTTTTAGCATGTCCAATCGCATGTTCTGCTGCTTGATTGTCTCGTTTGTGATTGACCCTCTAAGCTTAGAGTTCTCTAATTCTATAAGAGCCTTCTGCCCTGCGATTTCTTGAGTGGCTATTTTGCCTTCTAACGCTGCGCTCTGTAGGTCTAGTTGGTCCTTTTGAATTTGGTAGTCTGAGAACTCCTTTAGTAACCCACTAGCTGCTCCTAACGACTGAGCCAACCTACCCATACTAGTCTGAGAAGCAGGAAGAGGCTTGGTGACTCCTACGGCGTAGTCTCCTACCCCTTTAATGGTAGAGGCTACTGTGTAGTCGCGCTGGAATTCTTTTGCTTGCACTCTGCTGTCAGAGTTAAGCATAGCTGAAAGTGGGTTTTTCTTAGCTGCCATGTTATTGTGTTCCTTCTAAAATGTTATAAGTTTGAATTCTTCTCTGAGCATCCATAATCTGAGTAGCCCCGCGAGCTGCTGCTGCACTTGTAGCGGTGTTAGCTGCGTTTTGACTTGCTATCTTAAGACCCTCACGGGCTGTGGAAGTTTGTAAGTCTATTAACTTCTCTTGTTTACCCATCATCGTATCAATGGTTTGCTGTTTCTTAAACCCAGTAATACCTCCCGCAATAGTTTGTCCCATGCCTAGAGCGGCTCCTAAATAGTTAGGTTGAGCTATAGGCTGGTTGATTTGAGCCATGCGGTTCACGTATGCGTTGCCGCCGCTTTCAAACCCAAGTCTGCGAGCCGTTGCGTTCATGTTCTCTTGTAGAGTCAGCGCAGCTTGATACTCTGCGTTCTTTCTTGCGTATTCAGCCACGGCCAGTCCAACAGAGGTTCCAGAGACTCCAGATTCTTCAGCAGATGTAATTGTAGTTGCTACAGCTTCGGTTTCTTCGCGTCTCGCTTTCTGGCGCTCAAGAGCTGCTGTAGTCTCTTCGTCAGCTTGCCGTGCTCTCTGTGCTCTCTGTGCTAGCTGAAAGCGTTCCATCTCGCCTACAGAGGCTTGCAACTGAGATGCTTCTTGAGCCTTCGCCTGTTGGCGTTGCGCTCCTACGTTAGCAGCTTGAGAAGCCGCTGACATAGCCATTGCTGTTAGTCCCATGTCACACATTGTTATTATCTACGGTTATATTAAATTTTCTTAAAAGCTCTCCCTGTATCTTTACGGGGTCACTGAGTTCTGCTCCACACCATTGTAACCAACGAAGACAAATAAGGTTGTCTGCGTGGATAACGTTTGAAACACTTCCATACATCTCAACTAAAGAGTTAACCCATTTTCTACAGTGTCTAAGGAAAGGCTTTGGGTTTCTTTCTAGTTCGTCAGTCCCTAGTAGCCAGATGTAAGCTTCGTCTCTTACGCCAGCCCCAAAGATAGCCATGACCTTTCCCGTGTTGGATAACACAGTGAAGACCACGTCGCTCTCAGCTACGGAAATCTCAGCAGCTTTACTAGGAGTGTAGCCGAAACAGGAGACCTCAAGCTTGTCGATAGCCCTCATGTTAGCGATGAGTTCTTTGACGTGCTTATGTTTAGTTAAGACAATTAAATGTCCTTCTTTTGTCTTTTCTACTATGTTATCCATAACGGCGCGAACGTTGGTGAACGAACGATTCAAACTCTGCGCTCTGTAGGTTACAAGGAGCGGCTGTAGAGTTTTCTATAGAAATAGTAGTGTTATTGGGGTCTGAGAACACAGGGAACCTAAAGCTTCCTGAGTCTAGTGGTAGTGAACCTTCTGTGGTCCCTTGGATAATGGTAGCGTTGAACTCGCTAGTAAAGGTGTCCCTTAGGTAAGGAGTGACCTTAACCTCAAAGAACCCGGTGTCCTCGTAGAACAAGGTTCCGTTCTTAACGCGCATCTTACCGTTGGATTGAGTCTTTAGTTGTCCTGCGTTAGCTTTGAACAACAACTCAGAGAATACATACTTCATTGTGTATTTAAGCCCAACATAGAGACTTTCTGATGAGCCTGTAAGTCCACCTCCAACTAGGTTGTTAGCGAAGCTCACTCTCGTGGTGTCTCCCTCGGTTACTTGAACTGTGTTCTGAATCTCTAGGCCGTCCTTGGTGTAGACAGACAGAGTCTCTCCAGTAGCTAGGCGGTAAGGAACAACAAAGCTAGGCTCAGCTACGGTAGCGTTTAGCGTAACCGATACCCTTCTGTCTAGGTGAGTGTTGTAGCCTTCAGGGTCTCGACGTTTGCTCTCCATCTGAATCTTGAGGAGAACGGTTTGAGATGAACCTTCAAGAGCCTGAACGATGAACAACTCAGAATCAATAAACCCAACAGCCCGGACATCGCCTTGGCTCAGGTTAAACTTACCCCAAGAACTAACAACCTTCTCGTTACCTCTGAAGAAGTATCTGTAGACGTAGATGTCATTACCGTCAGCCACAGCCATCAGGTTCTCTGCGCTGCTGCCTGTCATCGACTTGAGTCCTCCTTTTAGTGAGGTCCCTGTGTAGACGGCGTGTGGGATGTATTGAGGAACGTGAGCTGTTATCTCGTTAGCGTCGAATACGTCTGTGGATGAGTTAATGGTAAACTCTCGGATACCAGTGAAGTCACCGCGCTTAAATGGGAAATAGATATAAGAACCAATAGCCACAGGCTCAACAGACTTGTTGTAGTCGTATTCTGTGATTTGGTTTACAGAGACAGACTTAGGTGTCAGCAGTTGTCCTCCCTTGAGAACGAACTGACAGAAGTCAGAGAACAGCACTAGGTTGTCTTGGAATGCAACAGCAGCGCGTAGCTTTGTGACCTTGTCGGAAGACACGTTGACATCAATAGGGTCACTGTCCAACAAAGAGGTTACGGTAGTCCTGTAGAAGTTGTAGTTCTGGTTTTGTAGTTCAATGTCATAACTACCAAACTTAACTTCACTCATGGACACAGAAGACTCAGAGAGAAAACCTAAACGCCCTTTGAACTGGAACACTCCGTTAATCTTAGAGTCAATAAAGGAAGGGTCAGGGTTTGTGTCTGCGTCCCCGGTGGCTAGCTTATCGAGAGGCATGTGACCTAGCTCAAAGGTATCTAACCCAGTGCTCTTAAGAAGCAGCGGCATGGTATTAACGTCAATGCGGTTGTTGATGTCACCACCGCTAGTCTCATACCAACTACCCTCACCTGAACGGCTGTCTGGGGTGTCGGCTTTGTAGCCATTTAACCTGAACTGAACATACCTGTCGTCTTCTCCAGCCTCTTGGTCTCCTTGAATGAAAATCTTAAAGTTGTGCGGAGCGACTGTCGGTAGGTCAGTAATGTTTGGAACACTCTTGTGAGCCACTCCAATACCGTCTCCCGCAATAGAATCCTCAACCGTAATGGTGAAGTCTTTGGTTGAGCTAATGACCCCCAAGGAGTCTGACTCAAGAGACGTGGTGAACGTAGTGTCAGAAGCCAGAGAGGGGAACTCGTTGTAATTTGGGTTGTCTACGTCATCACCTGCTGAGCCTATGTGAGTCAAATTTTGGTCTACCCATCCTTGAGGTGGAACTAAGTTTAAAGGCTTATCGTAATATATTGTTACGGCGTTAGCGGGAAGAGGGGGACTGTTCGCTCTTGTTGTTCCTGAAAAAAGAGAGCCCTCAAAAAGGTTGCCTAAGATAAACTCAGTTCTAGCTTCTCTTGGGCGGTTAAAAAGTGTGTTGGTGCCATCTAGGCTCTGAGAACTTCCTGAGTAAACCCAGTTGGTGTATGTCTCTGTGTCTGTCTTTACGGTGACTCCATACTTACGGTCGTAGTCTCCTTGCTTAATAAACACCAAAGCATCATCACTGACAGGTGAGCTAGTGGCGGTGTCCTTAGCTACTGTCTTCTTAGTGTTCAACACATACGTAACATCCCCCGTGGTATACATCTTAATGTCATCAGCCGGGAGTGTCTCTACATCAGGACTGCTTCCTATGAGACCGTTAAGGTAGTTCCTTTCGTCTAGCTCAAGGTCAGCGTTGGGAGCGTTAGTTACTGTGTATTCGATTACACTCTGTGATTCTTTTGAGTCACTACCGTAGAGTTTAATTCCTGTGCCGCTTATCTTAACTTGTTTGCGGTCATTGTCGGAAGCGACAGATAACACATCATAAGAAGTAGTTCCTTTGCTAGGTCCCTCTAGTATACGAACGGTCCCTAGTCTTGCGGCGTCAGTAGATGCAACAGTAACTGGACACTTCTGAGTTAGCGTAGCGATTACGTAGGACCCGAAGTCTTCTACTGAATCAACAACACCTGAGTAGCGTTCAGTGATAGTAGCCTGTGTTCCTGTCTCAAGGTTAAACGCAGAGATAGAATGCTGAGTGCTTTCTACAATAGAGCTTTGTTTGCTGTTAACTATAACAACATACCTCTCATCGTTATCCCTCTCGATAAAGTGAACCTTAGACGCTTGGTTAAGCGCAGAGTTATCACTGATGCGAGCAACGAACTCACTAGAAGGACGCTTCTGAAGACCGTCCACAACACTGGGTAGAGCGTTTAGCTGTTCCTCGCATTGACCTGAGAAGCGAACAGCGTCAGGTTGCTGAGAAACCCCTTGGATGAGGTTGGTTACAGAAGTGTTGATTAAGGGCATTAGTATATATTGTAGTTGCGATGAACACCGATACGGCGAAACACATCCTCACTGTCGAAGATGGTGCGGTCAGAAGATTGAGAGTCAAGCTCAAGAAGACGAGCGCGAGCTTGCATTTCGTCTAGAGCGATTAGTGATTGCAGCTCAGTGCTGCCTACCATGCGGCCTTGGAAAAGCCTAGAAGCGCGTAGTGTAATGTAACGTCGAGCAACCTCTGCGAGGTCGTCCCAGTCTAGCTGGACGGTGAGGTCACACTTGATTGTCTCAGTGAATACATCAGTGCGGTCTTTTCGGTTATACAAATACAAGCCCCTCTGAACAACATCATCTCTGGTGTCTGTGGCGTCCACGAATAGGGTATTGTCTGGGAGCCTTAGTTTACCTGTGTCTTCTTTAACAGGTTCGTAGTCAGTTACGGTATTAAAGTGCCACTCTTCGGTTTGCACTTCTTTTGAAACTTCACGTAGAACAACTAAAGCGGTGCTAGCTGAGATTGGAAGTGCTGCTTCGTTTGAGATTGAGTTTATAGGTGCTTCACCAATATGCCCAAGCATTTGGTTTACGCTTTCTAGTTCGGTAGTGAGAGCCATTTGATTATTTAGAGTTAGCAACGCCAGCGTTTAAGAGCCAACGCCTTTCTTGTAGGACGACCCTTCTTGTCTTTCATGGGTCCTTTAACGCCTGACATGCGGGCGCAAAACGAACGCTTACGAGCAGCCCGTTTTCCTTTAGGTTTTTTCTCCGTTACCGGAGCTTTGAGTTTAGAGCCAGTCTTACGATTATAGTAGTCTCGTCCCTTTTTGTTAAGACCGCCTTTCTTAGACTTATGTTTGATTCGTAGGTTTGCTCTTTTCTTCATAAGAAAAAAAGGGGCCTCCAAAGATTACTCTAAGGAGACCCCTAATAGGTTAGTTGTTTAAGTAATAACACTCACAGCACCTTCTGGGCGAAGAATACCATGACCCATTGCATACTTAGCAAGCATGAGGGTGGACTGCTTAGACATCGAGTATTCAGACTCAACAGCAAGGTCCATGAGCTTAACAGTTCCGATAGCTGACTTGTGACCAGCAACGAACTCAAGCGTGTTAAGACCAGCGTCAAGGTAGCCTTTACCAGCCGTTAAGCCATCAGCGTCATCGAACGGGTTGTTAGCTGCGTTCACGTCATCTCCAGTTACACTAGAATTAGCAATGTCGTTAAGGTGATTAGAGCTGTAAATCTTAATACCAACAAGCTCCAGAACCTTACCAGAAGCAATGCTACCAGCGCCACCGAAGTCGCGGTTGATTGCGGCGCTTTCGCTACCCGCAAGCAAGTAGTAAAGCTCAGGTGTCAGAATAACAAAGCGGTCCTCAGATGGGATGTCTTGTTCGTCCAACTTCTGTGCAATAAGACGGAAGGTCTGAATAAGCTTAGCAGCGGTGCTGAGGTTATCAGGCGCTCCAGTAGTATTATTCAAGTCAATAACGATACCGTTTTCAGCACTCGGGTTAGCTCGGGCTGACGAGTTCACCTGAGAAGCCGCTACGAGAGTTCGCATGGTCGCTAGGTCGAAACGCTTAGAAAGCGCACGTCCCAACTCGGTGCTATACGCAGAGCGCACATCGTAGTGATTCTTAAGCTCATCAATGTTAGCGATTGAAGTCGCTGCAATGAGAACATCGTCAATGGTGATGATGCGCTCTTTGTGCTCGATATTTGAGCCATACTCAGACCCATCGGGTCCAGTAGTGATTCCTTTTTCAAAGATGTCATCACCGGGAGTATGATACTTCGCAGTAGCTTTACCCATCGTTGGGAACTGCGCCGACTTACCGCTCGAAATAGTTCGAACAGTATGTAGGTCCTTCATAACGTTTGTTTCTTCGAACGTTGTTAGAACTTCGTTTGAGAACACTTTGAGAAACAAAGCGTTTGCATCGCCAGTTAGAGCCGATTGGCCTAAGCGTGACGGAGCGATTTGTCCATTAGCCATAATAGTTTAATAGTTTAAGTTTAGGGTTTGTTTTTGGGTTCTTCGTTAGTTACGGTTTCTTTCACTCGTTAGTGTTATCCTTTCGGGCACTTCGGTTACTTGTTAACTTTCCCAACTAGAAATTCTTCAATGCCGTTAGCGTAGCTAGACGCCAACAGTCTGTAGTCAGAGAACAACTCACAGTCTTGTCTGTTGTCTCCGAAAAATGGTTCACACAAAACAGCAGGGATGGAGGCGTTGTCAGCGAACAACAAACCACGGTCACCTTTGTTAAGACCTTTAGTTTCTCTGTCTATTGTGTCAAAATCTTTTAATACTGAGAACTGTAGTTCTTCAGCTAGCCTTTTGCTTTCGCTCTTTGGGCTGTGATAAAGCATAGAGCATCCTTTGGCTCTGCCTGTGTAGGCATTGAAGTGAAGCTCAAGGGCTAAGTCAGCTCCGTCTTCTTTAAGCTTATCTTTTATAAAAGCCATAGCCTCCCGGTAGCCTTCTCCTTCGTAAGAAGAATATATCTTACTGTCTATACCTCGGTCGTTGAGTTCCTTTTTAAGAGCTTTAGCTACTTTGCTGTTGTATTTCCACTCGCTGTCGCCCTTTACATTAACAGCTCCTTTGTCCCCTTTACGAGAATGACCAACACAGATAGCAACTAGCTCATCGTGCTTCAAGCTCGGCAGCGTATCGAAGGAGGTCTCCGATTGTCTCTCTCTCAGAAGCAGAGAAAGAATGCGCTTCAAGACGTTCAATAAAAACTGGAATTTCACTTTTCTTTATCACCGCGCACCCACTCATCGATACGGTCATCCATACGAGAGCGGCGGCGGCTTTTATAATGTTTGGTATATTCGTCACGAATCTCAAAGAACACGTCAGCAAGTTTAGGGAAATGCAAGAGAAGGGAGACGATTAGCTTAATCATCCCTTAGGGCTTTTTCTTAGCGTTACCGATATTAAGGGCAAGCCAGTCAACAATCTTGTAGAGCTTAGCAGCCCATCCGTCATCAGTAGGGGTAGGGGTAATCGCTGCGATGGCTGAAGCTGCTGCAACAATAGCGGTAAGGGTGCTAATGAGGGTGTCTTTGTTGTCGATGATGTAGTTAATAATATTCATACTTTATACCATGTTAGATATTGCGAGGCGTCGTTGAATCTCGTTGCGATACGCAGGGTCAACCTCGTAACGCTTTTTGCCTCTAGCGTCTCGTTCAGACATTGCTGCCAAAACTTGAGCGCGGCTTTCGAAAGCTGATTCTCCAGAACCTTTAGTTCCTCCTTGGATTAAGGTAGAAGGACTAGTTCCGTTAGCGTCTTCGTATTTAGTCTTAATCCAGTCGAGCGCAAGAGCAGCCTGTTCGTCTGTTCCTGTTTCGAGTGCTTGATTGTAAGCGTTGAGTTGATTCTCGCTGAGACCTTCAGAGGCCCATTCTGTGATTTTGTCGTAAGCCTCACGGCCGCCGATGGTGCTTAACAACTCAGCCTCTCCAGAAGCCTGTAGAGCTTGCTGACCTTCGATGTAGGAATCAACGAGGTTACGGTTAAGGCCGCTAGCTTCAAGAGATTTATAGGTCTCTTCGCTTAGTTTACCTTGGTCTGAGAACTCATCAGAAGCAGCAATGATTGCCGTAGTCTGTGGGTCATCCTCTGTAGAGTCTTGTGACTCGCCGGGAGGAAGGTCCTCTTGTTCTTCTTGAGTCTGCTCGTTAGAGCCTAACTTACCTTCAAGGCTGTTGTAGGCGCTTGCTAAGTCCTCTGGTGTTTTGAACTTATCAGGAAGCCACTCTGGACGTTCTTCACTCTGAGTCTCCTGTTCTGGAATAGCGGCAGCTTCCTCTTCTAGAGTGATTTGCTCGCTTTCTGTTTTATCGTTGATGATGTGGGTGTCAGCCATTTTTTCTATTGTTGTTGTTGAGGTGTCTCTTGCTCAGCCATTGCGGCTTCGTTTGAAACAGATTCTTTAGCGATGTTGCCCAAGGCTGCTACGCCCTGAGGCGCTGCTTTCTCTGCCAATGACATCATCTGAGATTGCTGTGCTTGTTGCTGAAGCTCTTCTTGTGTCTTAATAAGCCCTCTGGTCTTGATTCCAAGACTAGTAGCTCTTCGTTTGAAGTATTCCTCAACATTAACAAACTGACTGATAACCTGCGGTCCAACCACTTGCGCGGCTCCAGCCAAGAACAAATCTAATTTCTGAAGGTCGTTTCCTCTACCAAGAGCTTCTACTCCCGTAATGATTACAGGCTTAACCAAGTCTTTAGGAAGGTTAGGCATGCGCTTCTTCTTGGCCATGATGTCCATGACCCGGTTGACCATAGGAAGCTGAAGCTCGTTACTAAGAAGCGAGTAAAGTCCACCTAGCGCAGACTCAAGCTCCAAGGTAAGCATTCTAATCTCTTCGGCTGTGACTCGCTCAGCTTGCCTGACAACTCCTGAGGTAAGCAGGAAGGCTTGCCCAAGGCGCTCTTTGATGCTGTCAGCGGTTTGCGCTGCGATACTGAAGTCTGCTGCCTTGTTAAGCTGCAATACAGTGACATCGTTAGTGCTTCCTTGGGTGATTGCACCGTTAGGGCTTTCAGCGAGAGTCTTAGCTCGGGTGGTTCCGTTAGGATTAACAAGGAACAACACTTTAGCAGCCGCTGCTGAACCTTCAACAATAGCTTGGGTGAGGGTCTCTAGGCTAATTAAATCACCAAGATACTCCTCTACATATCCCCTACCATAATCTTCCCCGTCAATCTTAGAAAAGCGAAGAGGGATATACGGTAGTTTTTCTTTACTGAAGGTTCCCACAGAGCCTTCCACGAGAGTTCCTTTGACCTCTTGCCTGACTGACCACTTCTTGCCCTGTAGTTCAACACAGGTAAACAGGTCACAGTTACGACCTAAGGTGTCACCGTCGATATACCCGGCGGCTTCCTTTACGTTGTCGGGAAGTGTATTGTAGTCGAGTGTCTCCTTTGTGATAATCTTAAGAGGATTACCCATAGGGTCACGCTTGATTACAAAGCGGTCCAAATGGAACACACGCATACCTCCATCCTCCGGGATGTAGCATAGCGCATTACCAGTGATGATTAGGTGCTTAAGAAGTTCGTGAACACCTACACGGTAGGACTGTTTACTAATCTCTTCCATGACCGACTCCTCAACACGTTGAAGAGCGATTTCCATTTCTGAGATAATCTCTTGGGTTGCGCCTTCTTGGCGTAGTTTGGGTTCGTCAAAGTTAAGACGGAAAAACGGGGCATTGGGAGCCAATAAGGCTAGTAGTAACTTGGATGCTAAATTGTTGACCCCTCTTGCTCCAATGCCCTGAAAAGGTGTTTCTAAACGTGAATGAGAATTATGACCATCTTCCGGCATCACATACGGAAGGGTAAGCTTAGAGGCTTGACGCGCTCTGTCTAGGAAAGAATGCCTCTCGCTCTCTAGGGCGATGTATTGAGACTCGATTGAAGTTCCGTTCATTAAAGTGTTTCTTCTGCTTCAGGTTTAAGTGCTAAAAATTCTAGTTGAGTAAGCTCCTCGACGCCGTCAGTTCCCTCAAGCATTAGGTCATCGTTGGCCTTAAACCTCCAGCAGTCAATAGCAATGAGTTTACCAGAGCCGTCGGTGGCTTCAGCCAAGCTTTCAACAGGAGGAAGTCCGGTGAGCGTTGTTCGTTGCTTGTTAGGATAGCCCCTGTCAGAGTCTACGGCTGCAACAAGTCCCGTGTAGAGTTCGTCTGGTTGGACGACATAGTATCTGAAGCCAGTGTCAGCGCGTGACTGTTCGATTTCTGTGAGTGGTTCTTGTTGTTCGTCCATTAGTCTATCAGTTCAAGTTCGTCGAGCATCTCAAGGTCTTCTTCGACAGGTGGCTCCCAGCTCAATCGTTGTAGATAAGTGTCTAGGTTGATTTCCTCAATGCCGTCCAAGGTGAAATCGTCGGTCTCAAGGATGCCGCTGCGCTTAACACAATAGAGTCTATCGCTGTTGGTCTCCGGGTCTAAGAAAGTCTTATCCCACAGTGCTAACCAGCGTTCAGTTCCGTTGTCGTCTGGTAGGTTCCTTGCGGTGTTCCCGGCGGTCGTCAAGGTGTCATAAGATGCCTCGTTGCTGAACCTAAAGAATCGATGAGTTTCGTCTGTCATTATTTTAAAGTGTTACGCCATTAACAACT